TGCCGATTTGCTGCTTGATGTACCAAGCCCGATAGGCTTCCCGCAGGTCCGAGCGGCCATAGTAGCGGTCGAATTCCGGCGAGTGGACGTAGTGGATGTACCGGCTCATGTCCACCGGCACACGCCGGCCTGCAGCAACCTGCCATGTCTCACGCAAGATCCCGTGCTCGTCCGTGTAGAACTGGAACGTGCCCGGTGCGCGGCCCATGAGCATGTTCACGCCGACATAGCTTTGGTCATCTACGGTGATCTGGCTCAGCACCTTTTCGGTCATCGAGAAGCCGAAATCGCGGCCTGTCGCGATCACATTCAGGGCATCCAGGAACGAGCCCTTCATGCCGTCCAGGATCTTGCAGAACACGCGAATCCGGCGGTCCTGCTCGACTGGCGAGAGCTTCGATCCCTCGTCAAAGCTGAACATCCAGCCGCGCGCTGTGATGGCGTCGCGCTTGAAGTTCATGACGGCTTTGACCTGCTCGTCAACCCGCATGCGATCGTAAATCTCGATGCCCTTCTGGCCGACGAGCCGATCGGGATTGAACCGCGGGCCGAGATTGAAATAGCTCCGCTCGAAACCGGCGACCTCATCCAGCGGCTGGGCGATCGTGGGCATCTCGACGGGATCAACCGGAGCGGTGGCGCTGCCCGGCGCCATGCTGGACTGCATGGGACCTGCCCCAACGGGCGCATAACCTACCGATGCAAAACGAGCGCGGATACGCGTGAAGAGATTCGCCAACTATTGCGCGTAGCCCTCCCAAGAGCGCGATTCGATCACGATGGCCTCCTCCATTGGAATCTCGGCACGGGAAGCGAGCGTCGGCGATTGTGTCGCGTACTGCATGGCGTGAGAGTCTGACATATCGGGCGACTTCAAACCCTTGAGCCGCATCGCCTCCTTGGAGACGAGTTCCTCGAACCGCTCATCCCCTGGCCGCTTCTCGATCGTGCAGAGCTGATTCTGGTACTCGTCCGCGTCCTCGTTGGAATCGAAGCAATGCACCGAGAAGTCCACGAGTCCGTCCCGGTATTCATCCCGCAGATTGATGAAGCTCTGGGCGCGTCGGTTCTTCCACTTCTTCGTGTTGTCCGAGCCTGAGCCGCCCTTATAGGCAATGACGGCGTGGCCCTTCTGAATCAGATAGCCCGCCGTGCCGGCGCCGACGCCCAGGGAATCCACGACCAGATCGTCCTGACCTTTGACCCCTTCCCACGCCTCGAACAGTTCGAGCGCGGCTTGCGCCACGAGGATGGGCGCCTCGGAACTCGGAAACGAATAGCGCTTGACCTTCTCGACGCGGCGGAAGCTCTGAAAGTGTCGGCAGATCGTGACCACACTCTCATCGATTCCGCCGTCGGCCACGTCGATCGACACGCGCAGCTTCGGCAGCGATCCGTCTGTTTCCCGTGGAACCCGGCTTATGGCCCGCTGAATCCAGGACAGCGCGATCAGTTGGTTTGGGCTGGAGTCGGCGAACTCCCCGAAACAGCGTATGCGTACCTGGGGGGAATGCTCGCCCCACATGCGGATCATCTGCGCCACCCAGTCTCGGGAGACCCGATTCGCCTTGTCCAAGGTGATCGGCAGTCGGTAGTAGTCCGCAGCGAGCCGTGTCGACAGTTGACTCTGCGCAAACACTCCCGTCATGCGCGTGGCGTTGGATATCATGACCAGGATCCCGACTTCCGAGCTCGCGAGGTTGCCGAGCAGCACCGGAAAGATATTCTCGTCCATGCCGCTCGCTTCATCGACCAGCACCAATGTGAAACGCCGCCGAAGACCCTGCATGTTCTCAGGCTGCGTGCCCGTCTCGGCGACCAGCAGATGGTTGTCCGGGTCGTGCGTGCGCCAGTAGACGCGCGTTGCTTGCACGTCTTGCAACTCGCGGTACTCCGGAATCGCGCGGTTGCGGATCTTCGCGAACTCGCCGAAGAACCGCGTCTTGACGTGCTCGAGCTTCGGGGCGGTGACGGCCACAATCGACGGGTACCAGCAGAAGCCGAACCAGTGAGAGAGCTCGGCAATGCCAAATGTCTTCCCAGGTCCCTGCGGGGCGACCACTGAAATGAGGTTCTTGCCCTCATGGTTGACGACCGTCGGCAGTCCCTGGCGCTTGCGGAAGACGTCCGCGACGGCTTCGGCCAACTCAATCTGCCAGCCGTCCTTGACCCAGCTCGTGCGCCAGTCGAAGCCCGGATCGCCGACCTCGGGCTCGCCGCGGCGCGCCTTGAGTTCCAGGATCTCACGGGCGAACCAGTTCGGGTCAAGCCGAGCGCGCTCCCGCATCCGGCGAGTCGCTTCGAGAATCGCGCTCAACGCCACCTTCCTCCGCAATCAGCCGGGCAAAGGCTCCCGAGAAGGAGCCGTCGGAATTTGTGAGATCGACCTTCTCGCCGTACTTCTTGGGTTGAAGCTTCGCCAGCCGCCACTTCAGGGTCGCGACCCTCAGTTCAGAGCGCTTTACATGCTCTCCATTGACCTGCCAGCCGATGACCGCATTCTCGCGGTCGCGCTTCTCCATCCAGTCATTCGTGCCGTCGTCCGCAATCTCTTGTAATTCATCGAACTTCAGCTCGCTCTGAATCTCCCGCGCGCGCGCGTACTTGGTACGGAAAGCGTCGTGAAGGACGAGCCAGTCGAAGATTGTCCGCTTTCCCGGCATGGATTCGTCGCGGCAAATACTCCGTAGACTCTCACCCTCAATGAGCCGGTCACAGATGGTATCGACGAGTTCCTCGGAGTACAGGGATGGTCGACCCATTAGATGCTTGCGTACTCCCCGAAGAGGTGCGGCGCCTTGGCGGCCGCGTATCGAAGCTTTTCCTTCGCCGCCTCAGAAACATGCCCACGCATCAGGGCCTGCCCCATTTCCCTCTTGAGTCGCCAGACCCGCTTATCCCTGCGAGCGGCGACGCGGCGCCCATTCTCAGCCCGCACATGCATGGGGCAAAAAGGCTCATCGCCACCGTCAGCAACGTTCAGAAGGCGCCCTGATTGGCGGTGAGCGGCTACTACTCGACGCTCGGCCGCGCACCATTCGTGATCAGAAGTGACTTCCATCACGCTGGCAATTGGCGCAAGTCCGTGCTTTCGAAGGGATTTAATCCAATCGTAAACCGGGGTTCTGCGCGTCGCTCTCAAATGCCCCTTGAGTCTGGCGGCGACATCTTTTGCTTTGCCCACATATCTCAGTTCGCTGGTATGGGGGTCGTAAAGACCGTAGATGAAGACGGCTGCCATCTACGCTGCGACAGCCTCCCCGCAATCCTTTCCCGCAGCCGGCTTGCCACGGAACCACGCGAGGACGGCGGGATGAATCCCGTAGGGTCGGCGCAGCAGATCGCGCCGGGCCCGCCCGCTATAATGCTTGCGCAGGCAGTCCTTGCAGATGCACTGCCGGCCATCCGGGGATTTGCTCGAGAGATAGAAAAATGCCAATGACAAGGATTTCTCGCACTTACAGCACCGTTTGGCCGGTTCATTTATGAACGAAACGGCTGGCTTTGGGAATTCACGCGTGTCCACGTGAAGGCATCCGAGAAGGCGCGGCGCCGCTGGGCTTCCAATCCCCGTGCACCGCGAGTCGTGAAGAAGATCGGCCGCAAGGTGATCGCGGATGGTAAGCCGATGGGCACCCGTCCGACCGTCCGCAAGCCTTAATCATCCACCTCTAGATGCCTCCCCAGCTTTGCTTGGCGGAGCGATACGCGGCTGCTCAACGGCAGCTGTCGAGGGAAGTGCGTTCATCCGATCTTTCTTCAGCGACCGCTTCGTGGAATACAGTAACCGGCTCTGATGCTCCTGCACTACGCGCTGCGCCTCGTTTTCAGGTTTCACAATAGCGACGTCGCTCATTTGCTTCCCGACGGAGCGCCCGACGTGCTCGTATGTCGGGTGCGTATTGGCGAAGACCTCATCAGGCTTCGGGCAGTAGAAGCCGAGCGTTTCACGCCGGTAGATGATCACCCGATAATCGCGTTTCATCCTTTTGCGCCATGCGTTCGTGACTGTCCGGTAGCGATTCCCATCGCACTTACCAATCACCGCGCGCAGCGCCTCGTCGGTCACATCCCAGCCTGGAGCAATCGTATCCGGCGGAAACGCCTTGAGAATCGCGTCCACGTCCGGCTTCGTCGGCAAGCCGTCGTTCCAAGGCAGATGCGTATTGTCATCGCGCATGATTCACCTCGATTGGCCATAAGCCCCAAGCCCTGCCGTGCCAAGCCGCGCCGTGCCCTGCCGCGCCGTGCCCTGCCGTGCCCCGCCTCGCCGTGCCAGGCCTCGCCATGCCAGGCCTCGCCATGCCAGGCCTCGCCATGCCAGGCCGCTTACGAAATCTTCGCCTCGAACGTCCCATACGGCCCAGGCTTCTTTGGCGCACCCGGCCGCCAATCGCCAATGCCCTTGTATTGACCGGCGTACTCGAAAATATCCTTCAGCGCCTGATCCGTGATCTGTTCGTCCCACACCGCGATAGAGCCTCGCGCCTGCCAGTTCGGTGCGAACTGCGGCCGTACTCGGATGTGCTTACTCGTCCCAACCGCTGCGCGCTTCACCAATAACTCGAATCCCAGTTCGGCCGTCCGAATCTTGTGCTGAGGGAACTTGTCCTCGTCCTTCAGCGCTTCAATGTCAGCCCACGCAATCGCTTTGCCGTCGATCAACAGTGTCCAGAACGGCTCAACGCTCATCATGCCGGACTGCGTTTGCGACTTGAATGTCTTCCCGTTCTTGCCGCCCGGCACCGGAACCATTGCGCCGCCCTCCATCAGTGACTTCATGATGTTGGCTTGCGGGATCGCGAGCTGCTTACCGTCATGATAAACACACCCGAGCCAGCGCCACGCGGGCGACCTATCGTCCCCAGCCTTCGAGCCTTTCTTGTTCGCGGGATCTGACTTCCACGCGTCCATGAAATCCGCCCACTCGATATTGTCGTGATGCATTAAGAGCGGAGTTTTCCCAGTCAATATCACTGCATACGTTCTCACCTAGCCTCCAGTTTTATATTGGTCATAGACCCCTCGCCTAGCCCCGCCTAGCCCCGCCTAGCCGAACCACGCCCAACCGTGCCGTGCCAAACCACGCCGTGCCAAACCACACCTCGCCAAGCCTTGCCTGGCCGGCCTTGCCGAGCCGAGCAATGGCATGCCGGGCGGAGCCGAGATTCAAATCAGTTCCCCGGCGCATCCGCAGCCGCAGTGTCCGCGAGCGTCTGCGTAGCAGACTGAATACTCACAGTGGAGGCGGCAATCGCTGCGGCGTCACCTGGGTCTACCTGATTGGCCTTCGCAGTGGCGAGCTGGCCAGTGAGATCGGTGATCTGCCCGGCCTGGGTCTGCGTGGTAGCGAGGAGCTGGACGTTCTGCGCCTTCAGACTGTCCGCAACGGACTTGAGTGCGTTTGTCGCATTCGTATTCGCAGTGACAGCGGCGGCGAGGTCGGTAACGGCTTGTGACATGGCGGCAATACTCTCCTGGATCGGTTTGATGATGGCGGCGGAAATGGAGCCCAAAATCTCGGCAAAACTGACTTTCATTGGCAGTGCGCCCATGAAACCAGAGGGAACGTATCGAACTTATTGGCGAGCGGGACGAAAGCGCGTGGGATGATCTGGTAGCCATCGTCCTGGTGCGTGGCATCGCAGACCGTCCCGACCGTGACCGTGCCGAAGACCACCCACGTATAGCCGCCCAGGCTCTCCCGGCGCTTGTAGGCGTTCGTGTCCGTGGCTTTCACCATGAGCGCCGGTGGGGTCGCAC